TTATTTCGCTGTTTTCTCAACGGCTTCTTGCCGTTCGATTTCTGCCAGGGGCAGCTTACAGACATCTCGTAGGATAGATCGGATCTCGCTTGTTCTGATCACCGCATTGAGTTGAAGCTCCACAAGATGGGGCAGAATCGCCGCGAGCTTCTCATAATCCAATGCCTCAGGCATGCCCCACTCCAAACGACACTCCGCCTCCTTCGGATCAAAACCCCCTTGCTCTAAAACAGGTGTGAAGACTTCCCGCTCAACAATTCTTTTAATAAACCTCTGTAAAGCCATGACCTTGCGTTCCGCAATTTCAATCGCCGCCTTTGCACTCGCCTCTGTAAATCCTGGTGTGGTGAACAGTTTCGGCAGAGGTGTTTGTCCTCCGAGGTACACCTGGTTTAGAATGTGCTCGATGTAGGCCTCGTATCGAGCGCGTGGATCCACCTGAACCGTCTTGATGTCCGCATCCGCCTTATCATACACAAAACGAGCTCCCGCCTTAGGCTTGCCTTTGATCAATGTCTGATACTTGGAGAGCTGATCCGGAGAAACTCCGGGGAAGAGCCAGAGCTCGTCAGGTCCAGCATACTTCTCGAAGACGTCGATCATGCGGGCTTCGATGCGGGCCTTCATTTCTAGGATGCTCATGCGTTTCTCGCCGTTGAAGCTGAGCTCCTGTAACAGAACCTGCAGGACTCCGGTTCCGAAGGCGCTGAAGTTGACGGCTCCCCACTTCCAGTGAATGATCTGTTCGGGTTTAAACTCTTTCTCGACGCCGTTAAACTTGTATTTGTATCCTTGTACGTCGCCGGCAGAGTCTCGCATAACCGCCTTGGGGTCATCAAAACCGGTGAGGGGTAAGATCTTGAGGCCGAAGGGCTTCGCATCGTTTGTTTTCAGCCAGAAGCTGTTTCCACTTGCTACAATTTCACGGGCACCGGTCTGCAGCAAACCGTCAAGGTTCACGGATTTATTATACTCGTCGACAACTGTTTTCGCCTCCTTAGCCTGTTCATGTTCTTGGTTCACCGTGGTGTAGAACCCCATGCCCACCGTTTGATCCGCGAGGAAGTCAACGAAGGCCTTGCAGCTGGGGTCCCGGAGATAGGCTGTCATCACGTCGCTGAAGCTGACCGGTTTCAGTTCTCCGTAGGCGGTCCTGTGAGCAGACAGCAGGGTGCGTGTTCCGCCTCGCCGCAAGGCTTCACGCAGTTGGTTCCAGCCTTTTCGGAAAAACGCCATTTTAATAGGCTCTCCTTAGGGTGGCTCCCCTCTCTTGGCCTTCCAATTCGGAGCGTTCAAAATGCTTCTCTAAGACAAGCTGAACATAATCCGATCGTGAACGTCGAGCCTTTTCGCTGGCTTCGTCAAGCTTTTTGATCAGTTCCTTTGTTAACGCGACGGAGATCCTGTCCTTCCTCATGAGTCTTCAATAACGCTAAGCTCTTCGCAACATTTAACAATTATTGTGAAGAAGTAATAATTTCGTTTGTTTTTCTAATTCGCCTCTTTTTTGCGTTTTTCTTCATGAGGGCAAATTCCATAAAGAGCTTTCGCCATATTGCAATTATGACAAAGAACCTGGAATCCGCTCGGGTAATTATTGTTCTTTATCCATCGATAAAATTGATATCCTCCCCCCTTTCCAACAACCGATCTTCTGTGGATATTCCCTTTTCCTTGAATATGATCAATGACCAGGAACTTAAGCTCTGATTCCCCACAACAAGAGCATTTCGGATTAGGCCTTCCGTATACTTTTAAAACCGAAAGTCGTAGGCGTTCATTGTATCTCTTAATATACAGGTTGACTTGTTCCTTGTGCCTTTGTGCCCATTCTCTATAACGTTTGGCTTTGCGTTTTTTCCTTTCTTCATCAGGTAGTCTTGGGCGCCCTCTTTTTCCCATTTCGCTTCCTCCGAAATAAGACTAATAGTCTTATTTTGTAACAAGTTATTAATTGTTAGGAAATGATGGCAGGGTTTCACAACAGCCTTTATTTCCATTTTTAAGCCTAAAATCTGCTTAGAAATCCTCGGAGTCCAAGATTTGCCGATTGGTCCTTTCCCCGATTTTTCATCTTGCGTTGCCCACATGACTAAGCCCAGAGAAGAGGGCGGCGGAGGCTACGATGAGGAAACCGCTAAGCAAGTCTGTGGTAAACTGCAAGCGGAGCTGGAGGAGAGTTTCAGCTGGGCCAGCGATATAAAGCCTTATCCAGGTGCTGGGCTGATCCGAGGAGAAGCCATTCACCCTGTCAAGATCTTTCACCCTGTAGAATGGCCCCAACTTCGCGTTTATCTTGAAGAGGAGTTGGAAAAGTCTGCGGAGACCCTCCGCGACAAGCCTCTCTATTTAGATCATTGGAAGCCTTTAAACGGCAAGGTTTTGGGTGCACGCTACGAGGACGGAGCCCTCGAGTACATCGCCGAACTGAACGATGAAGATGTATTGCGGATGATTCGCGACGGCCAAATCAAACACGCCAGCGTACAATTCGAGTGGAAAATTTTGGAGCAAGTGGACGGAGTCGCGCCACGAGGTCTAAACTTCCAACACTTGAGCCTCCTCAAAGACATGGAGCCCGGGGACCCTGGTAGCAGTGTGTCAATCTGGGAGAGTATCGCTCGACAGCTGAAAGAGGCGAAGGGCCTCGCTCCGCCGAATCCCCAAACGGGGTCGGAAACGGAGGATAAAATGAAAATGGAACCTTTAAAAGAACGCGTTTGGGATCGAGCTTATATCAATGATCTTCCCGATGCCGCTTTTGCTTTGATTCAAAGCGGTGGAGAGAAGGATGAGACTGGCCGCACGAAACCGCGCTCGTTGAGGCGACTGCCTCATCATCGTGCTGACGGTTCATTGGACCTTCCCCATCTTAGGAATGCTAATAGTCGAGCACCACAGATGAAGGATGTCAGCGAAGAGGAAAGAAACACGGGGAAGGCGCATCTTGACCGTCATAAAAAGGCTGCTGGAATCGGCGAGTTCGCGGAGGCTCAACAAGAACCCTATAAGCATGCTTGGAAGGAACAAAACGAGGTGGAGTTTCAAATAGCCCCTGAGCCCACCATGGACCAGTTGATTGAAAGCATCGAAGATATCGTGGAGCAGATAAACGCGAGGCTTGACGCTTTAGAGGCACACCTCCCTAAAGAACAGCCACCTTCCCAGCCTGAACAAGCGGAAAAAACCATTGAGGTCCTTAAGGGTCAAATCAAGATTTTAGAGGATCAGAAGATAACATTGCAAGAGGAACTGAATAAGGCGAAGAAACTCGGCGAAGCTATCATACCCACCACGGTCACGCCTCCCACCGACATCTTGAAGGAGATTAAGCGTTTGCTTCCTGAACGACCGCCAATGGCTTGGGGCCACCACTATCATGAGTTACACCGGAATTTGCGGAACATCATCAAGAAACATGAGTCAGAGTCATAGACGTGACCGGGTGGGCGCGATGGAACGCTAACCCGAATAAAATGTGGGAGTGATGGAAAATGGCTACTGATTGGTTGCCTGAAGTGGAACTTGGCCAGTGCTTAAACGAGGAAGATGCGGTGATCAAATCCTTCGTGCCAGGCGGGGCTATAACCAAAGGAGCGCCGGTGAAGTTCTCTGATAAAAGCGTCTGGCCTCCAGAGGTGGTAGCCGCGGGCAATGGCGAGCGTTGCATCGGAATCGCATTGAAAGCAGCTTCGGGCGCTGGAGTGCCTGAGGCAATACCTGTTGCCATTGATAACGCGATGGTGAAAGTTACTTTCGGAGCAGCGATGGCTTGCGGGGTGGCCTTGAAAGTCGGAACCGCACCTAAATTTGTCGCAGCGTTAGCAGCAGATGACAACATTGAATGTGGCGTTCTAATGCAAAAGACGACAGCGGACGGTGACACAGGAATAATGCTGTTCAAGGCCAACTTTGAAGGAACAGGAGTCTGATAGCGATGAGTGAAAATATTAGCATTCTGAAAGAAGCGGTTGAGAGAGATGACAATCGATTCCCTGAGGGCTGGGGAGGATACTTAGAGAAGGCTAAAGAATCAACGTTTGTTCAGCGCTATATGAAAGAGGGGCTCTTTAGCGACATGGCTGGGGCCCTCGGAGCAATACATAAAAAGGTTGTTGAGGCGGCAAAACCCGCCTTAATAGGACGAGAAATCGTCTGGGTCGTTAACACAACCGATCCTCTAGTGCGCTTCTTCAAACAAAAGCTTGCCACAGCCTATGTCGTAGGCGAGACAGAGCCGGCGGAGGCTCCCGAGAGGATGGAAACACAAGACATTTCATGCACAACAGAAATCGCCTGCAAAATGGAGTTCAGCAAATCCTACATTGAAGACGCACCCTTCGATGCTTTAGCAAGAGCCGCTGAGGAAGCCGCAAGAGCGGTAGCGAAGCTGGAGACTGACAAGATTCTCGCCTTATACAAGGGCATCGCCGCTGCAAATCTTGCAACCGGAGCGGAGATAGCGACAAACGAAGGCACAAGCTTCGCATGGTCTGATGTTGTTAGCCTATGGAACGCTGTGGAACGGGAAGACTTTGACCCTAAGGTGCTGGTTGTGAACACCAGGGAGATGGGTGGAATCCTCAGCCAAAATCAGTTTATCCAAAGCCTCTTCTACGCGCCGGAGTCAGCGATTAGGCAAGGTGTCTTTGAGCTGCCAGCCTTGGGAATGAAAATTGTACACAGCAGCCTCGTTCCAGCCGTGGACGCGACGCACAACTATAAATTTGCCATCGACCCCGATTTCGCCGCTGTCCTCCTTGTTCGTCGAGACATCACAACCGAACCCTTCGAAAACCCTGGGAAACTGCGCAGCGGACTCATCGTGAGCGAGCGTATTGGTCTGGGAGTTCTTCGATCGAAGGCTGTGGCGAGAGGCGTGTGATCCTAAATGAGCAAAGGCCTCAAGGAGAAGATCCTTAAACCCGTGAAATGCCCTTACTGCGGTTCCGAGGACATCGTTGAATCTCCGCCGAAAGTCAGCGGGAAAATGAAGTATCACTGCAATAGTTGCGGTCGAGCCTTCTGGGGCTGAAGCCAGTAAGATCCGGAGACCGATGAACAGGAGCATGAGGATGCTCCAACCATTTTAGTCGGATAAAATTTAACGTGAGCAAAACATGGTAGTCGAAATCGGCTACGCTGAAGGAACCTGTTCACGCTGCGGCAAAACTCTGCGAAGGCGCAGGCCTGCACACTACGCGGTTTGCGACTGCTATCAGTATTGTCCACTCTGCGGAAAGAGGATGCAGCCCTATACTCCGGATCTAACTCCTTCAACCTACGGGCCAATTGAAAGCGAAGAGGCGACCGGTGACGCGGAATCTCCTATGAACGTTCTCTATTACTGTCCAGACTGCAAATACTACAGCGCCTCGCGACCAGTGGAGGTCATCCTCAGATGAAGGACTATGAACGTGACACGATGCGCAAAATCATTCTTAACATGATAAATAGGGGTCCCATCCACTGGACCGACCTAAAAAAGATGATCTTGGGCTCGTGTCATTCGTTCGCGACAGACAGCACCTTCGCAGCTCAGATCCGATACCTACTGCGAAGCGGACACATCGAAAGAGTTGAGCGAGGAATATACCGCATAACAGATAAAGGCAAGAAATATCTCGAAATCCTTTAGTTTTCAAGAGCGCTCTCTCTCCACTTTTCAGATTCTTCTTAAGTTTCTTCTTGTTCTTTTTATCTCTATACTAAATGTACACTCTGTCCAAGAAAGGCTACTAAAAGCAACTAAGAAAGCTTCTCCTATGAGAAAACTCACTTTTCGCGCCTATAAAGTCAGGAAATAAAGGGAGCCTAACCTTCCTCTTTGATCATCACCGTGATAATGCTTCCGAAAAAAAACGAAATTCCGCTCCAAAAAAATTCATCCGCAAAAACTCTATATGGGTATCTGGTAATTTTGTAGGTTAATTCGAAAGAACTTGTTTGATTTTGTTTTCCAATAGTAAAGATGTAGCTGCCTTCAACTGTAACCGGAATGGTTCGATCGGTGGGGGTTAAAGTGCCTACTGACTTGTCATCCCACTTTATTTTCGGACTCTCTGGTGTATCAATTCTCCACTTTTCAAGAAGCAATAGATTAGTACGAGAGATATTTGATGCTCCGAAAAATGTCGGAGAAGTAGCTTCATAACTATAGGTTATCTGGTCACCAGCGGATAGCCTTCCAACATCAATGAAATCTACAGGCTCTTCATCTGTCACAGAGCCCTGATAAGTGTATGGGCCTTCTGTAACTGAAAGAAAGAAAGCAATTCCAGCAATGACAAAACATATTATTGTTACTGATATCAGAATGCCTAAGGCAATTTTTTTTCTTATGTAGATCATATACCAGAGTTTTAGAAAACAGGATAATTTATTGCTTTTGGTCGATTACTATATGTAGGCTTTACCCCACCGGTCTCTCCACCTCGTTCTCCTTTAGCCATCTTTCTATCACGTCACCTTCATAATCGTGAAATTGAACATAGAAAAAGTAAGTTCAGCGTTAAGTTCTAAAACTCGAAGAGTAAATATTAAAATATTGGCAGAGCAGCCAATAACCACTATGGAAGTTCTTAGGAAGTTAAGAGGCTAGGGTTTTGATATCAACCGCGAATTCGCTTTTAAAGCAGTTGAACGCTTAGTGGACTGTGGGCTTCTTGAAAATATTATAAAAGAGATAACGGAACCTGTTACAGAGTTTTGAAAACTACTTTGGAAATTGATCTCTTAAGGGACGTTGTAAAATATATTTGAAACTCCCTTTTAGAGATACATTTAGCGCGCGCTGTGTCAAAAGTGATGTCTTGAATTTTAAGGCGTTATTTCTAAGATGTTCTTTTTCCGTCTTTCTTTTTGACAAAATAGCTTAAATTCGGCTTCTTTCGATTTTCATACGAGCGTGGCTGAAACGGCTTACTCCACTAAATCTGAAGTCAAGCCCATCTTAGGCATAGACATCAACGACACTACTTATGATACTGAGTTGGATGCTTGCATCACATCCGCTGACGGGTTCGTTGATAGTATTCTCAAGTTTCACGGCTTCACGGTTCCCTTAACGGGAACCATCCCACAAAACGTCAAGGACGCCAGCAGATACTTCGCATCCGCATACTTCCGAGAGAGACGGGCTCCACCAGCAGAAGTCAACAAGCTTTACGACCGAGCCATGAGCTTTCTGAACGCCTACGTTCAGGCTGAAAGAGAGGGGACGCTGAAAAGAGTATGATTGAGGCGAAATGGATAGAGTTCTATCCCTCCTTTTCAAGGGTGGCGTGTTTCTCCACACTCAACTTAGGAGGATTCTATCCACGCCAAACAAAGGTGAACATGTTTGAGTGAAGTAACACCTCTAAGAAATTTTGGCGCCGAATTTCATCTAAAAAAGAAATGGAATGAGTTATGGGATCAGATAGGTGACAGACTTTTAAGGTTGCCAAAGCCTCAGCGGGAGATTCTGCTTGAAGACTTCCTCACCGCGATTCAAAGCCGAATCTTGGTTATGGAGAGGATCAACGAGCGCATGAAGGAAGTGAAATCATGAGGCTGGCGAGGGGAACAGTTCTGCCTTTAATCGCTGTCGCATTGGTTATGACGGCGGTTTCTGCGGCCCTCTTTTATTCTTGGCGTATCACCAGCAGAATCCGCGTTGAGTATCCTGAGCCTGAGCCGCCCCCACCGCCGCCTCCACCACCAACCGTCAAGATAGGAGTCTACACAGGCTCGGATTGTGCCGTATCAGTGACGGAGATCGACTGGGGAACCCTGATGCCTGGCGACGCTGCTAAACGACCAGTTTACATTCGCAATGAGGGCGATGTGCCTGTGCTTTTAACCCTTTCAACCGAGGTTTGGAACCCGGCAGAGGCAGAGCAATACATGGCCTTAAGCTGGAACTATGAAGGGGCACAAATTGCTGTCGGAACGGGAGTCAGTGTAGAGTTTCAGTTAACGATTTTCTCCAACTGCACCGGCATCACCAGCTTCAGCTTCGACATTGTGATAACCGCAGAGGGATAAACATGAGTTTTACTGTTAGAATTGACATGACGCGGCTTGGGTCTTATTTCGCCGATTTTTTTCCCTGGGCAATAAAGTGTGCAAAGGATAAGGGCTTACAAGATCTGGCTACCGTCGGCCAAGCGATTATGGTTATAGAGGCGCCACATAGAACAGGGGACCTTGCACGTTCTATCACTGTGACGAAAGAGGGAGACGCTTACGTTATTGCTCCAACAGTTCCCTATGCTGTTTATGTGGTGCGGGGAACAAGGCCACATGAAATCGTGGCTCGTCGCGCACGGGCTTTACATTTTGTTTGGCGAGGCGCCCCCGTCTTTTTCCGCAGAGTTATGCATCCTGGCACGCAGCCAAATCCCTTCATTGCACGAACTCGCGAAAAAGTGAGAACCATAGCTGCGGACATGATGGCTGCAGCGCTTAAGGAGGTTTTACGTTGATCAAAGATTTGCTTAATAAAATAATTGAGAAACTTCAAGCTGAAGCCGACCTAGCCGGTGTCACTTGGCATTATGGCGAACCAATAAAATGGGGTAGAGCAGACAAAGGCGAGGGATACGTAAGTCTGGCTCCTTTGGAAGAGCAAAGAGTGGAGCCTCTCATGCGAGGAGACCGCCACATCATGAGTATTGTGGTTGGTCTTGCCTATCGTCACATCGACGAGAAAGTTTGCGATCAATGGGTCCACGACAAAACCGAGATTGTTTGGCAAGTTTTTAAGGCAAACGAAAACTGGGATGGGCTGGTTTCGGAGAGTCATCTTATCGGTTACATGTTCATTCCTGGCCGCGAGGCCGACTACGCTTTTGACATGATGGTAAGCCGGCTTCGCGTTGACAAAGAAATCTATCCATCATAGTCACGCTATGCGTGCAAAAAAATAGGAGGAATGATTAGAAAATGCCTGAAAGATATGTTGCCGTTGCGGAAGAAGTCAGCTATGCACCAGCGACGCCTGTTGTGCCAAACAAGTTCTTTGCTGCAAACTTCTGCGAAACCGCCTTAAACCCTGGACTAGCATTTCCCGTAAGCATCAGAGGTCGAAGCATACTGGAGCATCGTGAGGGCTACTTGCAGGAAGCCGTCACCGTGAACATGGATGTGAAACCCGACAACATGATCGGTTGGTTTCTGAAATGGATTCTTGGAAGCGTCACATCAGCTCAGCAAGGCGCCACCACAGCGTACAAGCACACGTTTAAGGTGGCGGAAACCGTTCGAAGCTTCGCCTTGGGCTATAACTGGGACGCCATAAAGGAGAAGCGGGTTCCAGGCTGCATCATGTCTGGACTCAGCTTTAGCATTGCAAGAGGAGTAACACCGTTGATCGCAGACATAAGCGCTATTGGGCAAACTGAGAAACTTGAAACCGTGCAGTCTTCTTCAGGCTGGAGTGCCTTAGCCCCGTTTAAGCCGTATCAAAGCAAAGTGGAACTGGCCGATGTCGAGTTAGCGAACCTTGTGGAAGCCTTCAGAATCAATATTGCCCCAAGAGTTTTCGGTGTGGGAGACATCGGAGTCTTAGGCAGCAGGAAACTGACCCGCATAGAGTTAGCTGAACGCGTCGTCACAGGAAGCATGGATTTGCCTCTGCTTAGCGGAACCCTCGATGTTTACCAGCGATTCTTGAAAGATGCGGCAGCAGTGGAACCAGGTGAACCCGTGGTACCCTTCAAGCTAGAGTTACTCATTGACACGGGCATAGTGATCGTGGACACGTACAAGTATCGCTTGGACTTCATACTACCCAAATGCGTGATCACAGGAGCCCCAATCAGGATCGAGCGGCAAGAACGCAAAATGTTTCGCGTAGACTTTCAATGCGAAAAAGGGACCGTAGTAGCAAACGAAACGGAGATTCAGGTGGAGCTAACAAACGCGGACACCGGATATCCAGATGCTTCATAAGAGGGTGAAAGAAGTGTCAACTCGTGAGATAACCCTTTCCGCAGAGATCTTCGAGAAACTCTGCGAGATCATGAAGAAAAGAGGATTCCCCGAGAAAGCGGTAAGCGAGAGCCAAGTCATCTCAGAAGCCATCGAGTTGCTGTACAAGAAGAACAAGGCAGCTAAAGAGGGATAGATGCCTTTGGCTGAGGAGTCCGAGGATAAACCTGTTGCTTCTGCTGAAGAATACCGGAAACTTTGGAAGCCTGAGGAAGTGGTGTGTCCAAGCGGATTGAAAGTAGAGATGGCCTACCTGGATCCGATTGAACACCTACTTCTCCACATTGACGAAGACAAAAAGGCGGAGTATGAACGTCGCAGCCTAGAGGAGATCACGAAGGAATCCACCAAAGCCATTAAAGAGGATGAACGTAAAGCCCAGATCAAGCTTCTTTCCAACATCGTTGTAAAGCCTAAAATTGTTGAGGGAAAACCAAACAACAGTGACGAGTTAGGGTTCGATGAGATCAAGATCTCTGACCGAAGATTTCTGGTCAGTCACGCCATGAACCATGTGGGTTTCGCTGGGAGGGCGAGTGAACTAAGAAAATTTCGTGGCCTGCTCAAAGCTAAGAGGAATCGTAGACCTCGTAGCGGAAACCTATCACCAGAGACCAAGTGACCTATTGGACCCAGGTTGTAAGCATTTGAAAACGAGGTGGGAAAGACTACTTTTCGACGCTGAGTTTGCGGCAACACGAGACTTGAGTAAGCCGGAGATTCCTGAGCTTGACGGCTCCGTAAGCGCGGAGATCCTTAGACAAAGGGCGTTAATGGAGATGAAGAAAAAGGAGATGTATTCATAATGTCCAGTCCAGAAGTAAAAATAATTTTGTCAATGATAGATCAGACCAAGGAAGGTTTAGCGTCAGCTGGGTTAAACGTTAAAAACTATGCGAACACGGTGGAGCAGGAAAGCAGAAAGATTCGGGTTAGCTGGAAAGACGCGGCAACGAGCATCAGCGGAGTCATCACTGCTGGTTTTGCTTTGTACGCCATGTATGAATCGGTGTACAAACAGCAGATTATGGTGATGCGGCTCACCAACTCGCTGGAGGATGCTCAAAGACGTCAAAACAACGCTCTTGACAAACTAAATGAGGCAATCGCTAAACACGGCGCTAACAGTCAAGAGGCAGCAAAGGCTCAGGAGGCCTACGACGCAGCATCCAAAGATGTTGCGGTAATCCAAGAACGTTTAACCTATGCACAAAACAATTACAACGAAGCGATATTGAGGGCTGTCACTTTCGTAATCCCCAGCATGATAACGATGGTTGACCGAGGGAAGGTCGCTTATGACCAATTAAAGATTTCCATTGATGCGGTGGCTGCAGGCCAAGCGTCTCTTGCAACAACAACCGTGGCTGCCGCTGGAGTTATCGGTATCGCGGCGGCTGCGACGGGTGCGATGTATTTCGCCTTTGAAAAACTTGCTGAATACTTGTACGACGTTTCGGATGCAGAGGAAAAACTTCAAGAGGAAACTTTGAGGTCGGCGAAAGTCTTTGAAAGTTTAGATGCCCAGTTAAAGGGGATAGAAGACGCCTTACCCGATGTGCAGAAGCAAGTTGATGAACTCACAGAAGTCTTTGTTACTGGTGCAGACAAGGTAGAGAAGTCATTTTTTGATGTCTTTACCGTAGAAACTAAAGAGTTTCAAGATGACTTAACAACAACCGCTAAACTTGTGGAAGATTTTCTATCCGGCATCGAACCCGCCTTTGGGTCGGTTTCGGTAATCATACAAGCTTTCGCCGATGAATGGGGCTTAACATGGGATGAAGCGGAAAAAATCGTAATGCAAAAAGTGGCGAGCATACGAGGGACACTGGAAGAAGAAATCGGTGCCATTAAAGATTCTTTCTTTGGCATATTCACTGAGGAAAGCGAAGGCTTCCAAGTTGATCTGCAAGGGATGGGGCAAGCTGTTTATGAAGCTTTGTCAGGTATGGAACCCGACTTCACGTCTGCGAGAGACATGATTCAAGAGTTCGCTGATCGCTGGGGTCTCACATGGAATGAAGCAGAATCCATCGTGATGGATGCGGTTGAAGAGATTAAGGCTACTGTAGGAACCGTTGCACCAACCCTGGAGGAAGAGCTTGTTGGTAAGGCTCAGGCTGCCATGGAACGGTTCAAGGAGTGTATGGGTGAGAAAAGCACGGCGACAAGGGAAGACGTTAGAGATGCAATGGAGGACCTGGTTTCTTCCGTCAACGAATTGATTAGTCATGGACTGCTTGGCGAGGCTCAGGCTTTGATGGATCAGTTCAAAGAAGCTGAACCCGACAAGATGTGGAAGATGACGGAGGAAATTGACTCCGCTATTGAAAGTCTCACCACAGAGATGGAAAGCGAATACGAAAAGATGTTAGCAGCCGCGGATGAGTTAAGCGGTGAAGAACGGGGCCTCATGATTCAACGAGCCGAAGAGATGCGTGACGAGTACCTTGCCAGGATTGAGCAGTTGAAAGAGTGGAAAGCTCAAATTCTTTTCAGGATGCAGCTGGAAACGCAGGGCTATATGGATGCGGAAATAAGCACCATCATGTCCAGTCTCACAACACTGCAGTCTTTGAGCGGCGGTAAATGGGAAGACATCGTTGCATTGTGGGAAATTTGCCTCAAGGGAGCTGAAGGTGATATTGCCACAGCCCTCGCCGCCATCCAAGCGGAGATTGATAAGCTTCGAGGAAAAGAAATTACGATTACAACTACATACGTGACGCGTTATGTGACTGAGGGTGGAGAAAGAATACCGTACTACACAGGGACGACGGCAGCGACTGGAACAACAACCAAAACAACGCAGGAGCCTTATAAAACGCCACCGTCTTTACCGCCTTCAATACGGCAAATGGGATTAGAATATGTCCCCTATACGGGCTATTTAGCCATGCTTCACCGAGGAGAAGCCATCTTGACGGAGCAACAAGCGGAGAGTTGGCGAAGAGGCTACGGTAGGGGATTTGGGGATATAATCATCAATATTGCCAACGTCGCTCTCAGCAGCGACATGGATATCCGTGAAACCGCTCGGAAACTAGCCAGGTACGTGGCTCAAGAGGAGAGGAGGCAGGGACTTGATTAAGGGGGAAATGGGTAGAGGTCCCTCATTTCTGGGTTCGACTCCGAAGGGCGTTGTCTCCTCAGCACAACTGGATCCTCTATCCACTCCAAACATGAGGAGAGTTCTAAGCCTTGAGTAGTCTTCAAGTGCAGCTTCTTGTTTGTAAACCTGCTATATGGAGAGAAGAGTTCGCAGACCCTACTCTGCCTAACTGGATAAAAACATGGGGAGCGTCCGTTGAATGTGACGGAGACATTGTTAAATTCACTAAGGGTCCTACAAGCGATTATTACGTGCTTCAGCGTTTAGGGTTGAACATTGACAGCGATGATTATCCCTATGTGGTTTTTCGGGCTAAGAAAACTTCTAACTTGGTGGGTGTAACAGGCACTTGGGTGGAGATTTTTGATGTGTTGGGAGAATGGATCGGTGGTTGCGAGTTTACTGAAACCGATTTTACGATTCATGTTTTTCAGTTGCCTGCAGGAAAGACTGTGGGTGAAGTCCGATTAACTTTTGGTAACGCAGGGACCATAGTTGGCAGCATGTATGTGGATTTCATCTTGTTTACGAAAGCGAATCCATTTTACTCTACCGAGGATTTAGATGATGTTTTTGATGTTCCTCAGTATAGAGGCGGCGTAAATGATCGAACTGACTTTCTTCAATTCATAATCGATAATCATGATGGACAGCACAAGAACACGTTTGCTTATCGTGACGAAGCCTATCTCTGGGTCAAGAAAGACGGAGACTTCAACAGGATTTTCGGAGGTTATATTGACAGCATCGACCCGGAAAGCCTCCAGTACGGCAGAGACTATTTAACATTAAACATGCTTGGCTGGTCTGCGCTGCTTTATGAACGTTTCATCGCCGAAGGCTACGAGGATGAAGACATCGACGATGTTGTAAAGGATATTTTAGACCAAGCAGAAAAACAAGCTGCTCTCGGCTTCACCACTTTCGGCGTGAAAGACGTGCAAAAAAAGATGTTGGCGCTAAAATGCGACTATGACCCAGCGTTATCTAAGATTGTGGAAATGATTGAGGAATACGATTTATGTTTCAACATTGAACCCAACAGAGACGCCAGCCTGTATCCTCTCGGCAAACGTTTTCTCCGCTACGCTGGCTGGATGGAAGACAGCTGGGAGAAAGGATGGGCTTGTACCGCTTATAGTTTTGAAACGGATGGCGACATCGCTCAGATGAAGACAGCAGCCACAGGCGGAACCGGAACCCTATATCGTGTCACGCTTATATCTGTAGATTCAACTGTTTTTAAGAAGCTTCTTTTAGAGTTGAAGGGCTCAGACGCTGAAACGCAATATTCCGTGAAGGTTGTAACTGAGGACGATGCAGAATACACGGTTCAAGCCTTAACAGCAGCTCCAACGTCCTACACGGTGAAGGAATGGGATTTAACCTCCATAATCACGGGAGCAAATAAAAACGTCAAAAACATTCATTTATTAATTTCCAAGACGGGTAGTCAAGGCATCCTTTATTTTAAGTGGCTTGGGTTTTTCCTCGTGACGCCTCCTTACCAAAAAGCAACATTAGACGTGGCTACAAACGTTCATGCCGGAGCCTTCCAGAGGGACCCTAAGAAGGCTCGAAACATGGTTATCGTGAAGGGCGACAAGTTTAGTTATAATGTGCCTTTGGACTCGGATGAGTGGACGAAGGAGCCCGCACCGACCGTTATTGAGGAGGACAACGTGGCCTTTTGGAGTCCGGAAGCATGGGAGTCAGGCGGAGCCATAGCGGCACCCATTATTTCCGCTGACACCACAGAGAAGAAAATGGGTGCTCAGAGCACAAAGCTGGTTGTTGGGGCTGGATCGTATAAATATTGGCATGTTTTTCATGATTATTCACCGAGCCAAGACTGGAGCCTCAAAAACTATGTTTTCTTATGGTGGTATGGAACAGGTTCCGGCAAGAAAATGAGGGTTTCAATACAGAGTGGCTCAAGTTATCTGGAATGTCATTTTTATGATAGCTTTTCGGGATGGTCTTCTACGCCGATTGTTCTCAATATTAGAAACCCAAACGTGGTGAATGGTGATGTCCTCTCGATTTTGAGCAACGTTACAAGAGTTACGATAGGCAGTTACGACATTAATGTTTCAGGCACTTTCCGTTTCGATGAGGTAATTCTCAGCACTACTCGCTACGCTTGGGGAGCCGAACATTGTATCCTCACGAATGATCAGGATTCTAAAGCTGGAATTTACTCTTTAAAAGCCGAGTTTAAGACAGGCGTCCTCAACAACTTTCAGAGACAAAGCAGCGGCTTCATTCTGCAAGACCCCTTCGACACGCTGGATTTAACAAAGTATGACAAAGGAGCTCACGGAGGAGGAGAAGGAGACACATACGTTGAAGCGGGGGAACTTGTTAACAAAATAAGGCAGATAACGAGCTCTTACCGCCGATACATCGTAACAAAAGACTTGAAATCATTGAATGGTATGGTTGTCGAGTCAAAAATCATTTCAGAAGGATTAAGCGGTCCTACATCAAACCGACTAATTTTTTCAGTGACACACACAATGAATGGTGACCCCACAGCCACAGATCATGTTCAGGTTTACAGTTTTAATGATTATTCTAATCAAAAAAGTTGGGCGGTTCAGGAAAGAGATTACCCAAACGATCCTGTAACGCATTATAACAGTGGCGTCGTTTCTGACCATACAAAAGTTGCGAAAATGATCATAACGGAAAACAATGTGAAGGTTTACCTCGATGATGTGCTTGTCTGTAACGCAACTCGCATATTAAGTTTCACTGAGGCTTACGTTTACCTTTACGGCAGCACAGGCAATTCGTCATTTCAATATCCTAAGCAAGACAACCTCAAAATCTATAAGGACATTAAAATCTACGTGGAAGGCTTATCTGCAGGCTGGAAAGTGGAGCTTTGGAGCGGTACCAACGCTTCTCCAATCGAGAAAAAGGCGGAAGCAACAGTTCCTTCCGGAGGCACTGTGGCGGAACTAAACGTTTTGACGTTGGTTTTTCCTTTTACAGGTTTCTTTAAAGTTTTCAAGCCAGATCAGACCTTAGACCATACAAGCCCCGACTACAGCGACATCTGGGGCGGAGACCGTTACCTCGCCAAGCAGACGACAAGCCAGATAGAGCATAAAGTCTATTTCCCCCGCACAAAAGACTTGGGGATAAACGCTGTTGAGCTTAAAAAGTTGAAGTTCTGGTTTAAGCACAGCAGTGCCGAAGCCACGGAAACGTGTCGCTTAATTCTTGCCACAAATGACGATAACTATTATTACACGGATTTTCAACCCGTCACAAAATGGAAGGAGCTTTTTGAGTTTGACGTTGGCTGGATAGAGAATATTCAATTTGAGATTGTAGGTTCTCCCAACCTAAAAAACCTGAATTATGTCTGCTTCTTGTATCCTGCAACAAGTGCGGTTACCTCGATTATGTTGGATGAATTCAGGTTTGAGGGTGAAACAGAGGCTTGGGGTATTGCAAGGGATGAGGAAAGCATACTGGACATTGGGTTGCAACCGGAGAAGATTTTTAGCAGCTATTACAAGACTCAGGAGGACGCTCAAGCTGCAGCTGATTATTTCCTGTCGATTCTGAAGCAGCCTCCGCTAGTTGAAGGTTCAATAGCTCATCCTTGGGGGTTACCCCAACTGAGGGCTGGAGATGTGGCTGTTGTGAATGTTCCAAACGAAAATATAAACAGCGAGGAAATGGTTGTCCAAGAAGTCGTTCATGCGATTCCGCCAGCCTCCACCAAGTTTACGACAGAAATCAATCTGGCTGGTTTACCTCACGCTTTAACAGACCCGCAGAAACGGCTGAAAGAACATATTGAGCGACTACAGAAGGCTGACGTGTACGCTGAAAATGTGGAAGTTTTCATGGGGCCATTGAAAGATTTCATGTCGATCAGCGATTATGTGGAAGTTCTGTGGGAAGTTATGGTTTCAGACGGCATGTCGATAAGCGATCTGCTACAGGCACTTATCGATGTTTTAGCGTCAGACAGCATGTCGATCAGCGACTATTTGCAGGCGAGATGGATTTGGGACGAGTTCGGCAACATGAACGATTGGTCGGTGGAAACAGGGGTATGGTCGGCGGATGGTGTGTTACACCAAACTCAAACAACCACAGGCGGGAAGTGGTTAAAGTGGACTCATGGACACTTAGTAAGTTACATTTTTGAAATGAAAGGAAAACTAATTGCTGATTACGATGGAGTCTGGGGAAACCGCTTCCGAAGAGTCGATGCAAACAATATGTATGAAACAGAGTTAGTGTATTACGCTGCGGGTAATAAAGGCGTCCAATATTACAGGTGTGTAGGCGGCACCTGGACTCAGATGGCCTATGTAGCTAAAACTGTAACATATAACACTTATTATAAACTCAAAACGGATCAGAGGAACGAAGGAACAGGACTTCGCACAAAAGTTTGGTTCGAAGCAGAAACTAACCCCTGCATTAATCACCTGGAAGATCCTCGCAGCCATAATGACGGCGATTTCTTAATGTTTCATGCCGTTCAAGAGGCTGGAGGTAAGGCGGATTTCGATTATTGTCACATGTGGACGGAGTGAAAATGAAATGATCATAGAGAAAACATATATTTGCCCCATAGTTGGCACCGGAGCAACCCGAGAAGATGCGAGAAGGCCTAGGCTTGCCGATCTATCGATCGTTACAAGCTGGTTCATGGTCGAGTTAGGTAAATTCAACGGAGTTGAGTGGTGTCTGGTTAGCATAGTCGCCGATGACTTAGATCATCAAAAAATAATGTTGGATAAAGATGAAACTCATTTCGCGACTCGAACGATATGGGAGGTAGATTCTTCTATTCTTGATTCACTTAAAACTAAATTACCGAACCTTCTTGAAAAATGGGAAATCGTCAAAAAATCTTGGGTTACTCTAGATGAAAAAACTGGTAAGGAGGAATTGGAAAGTGAGTGAGGAAAAAATGAAGATAGTGGATGAGGTCTATGCGATCGTGGAACACAAGGACGGACGAAAAGAAGTCGTGAAAGCAGAACCCGACTTAGTGGTCAACGCTGGCTTAAACTTCTATCAGCAGCGCATGTACAGCGACACGCCGACAAAGATGGGTTATGGAGCGGTTGGAACCGGCACAAACACACCGGCAGCAGGAGACACAGCCCTGCAGACGGAGGTACTCCGCAAATCCTTAACCGTCACCACCAACCCAAGCACCGGCAAAGCCCACCTGGAGTTTATCGTGGACTATACGGAAGCTAACGGCTATACGTTGACAGAGGTCGGAATTTTCAATGCGGCATCCGCCGGAACCATGCTGATGAGGAAACTGTTTGCCAGCAGCATCTCTAAGACAAGCGACAAGAAGATCACGGTAGTGGTGGAGACAACGATAACGGCGGCTTAAAAATGCGTAAAAACACGGTGAACCTCGCGTTGCTTGGCTTAGCCATAGCCACGTTCATGCTGGGAGCCTGGCAGTTGGACCTCATCTGTGCGCCTTTAGTTTGGGGCCAACCCAACTATCCACGCGAGGTTCTGCCCCGGCTTTTTTTGCCAAACCAGACATTTTATGTTCTCTGTTACGGAGCCATGTTTCTAGGCATCCCGCTGACTTTTATTGCGTTATGGTGGTGGGAAAATGGTTGAATTTATCAACGTGATCGTTGCGGCTGTTTGCGGCTTCATTTTGGGAATGGCTGTGCACAGCGCTTGGCTGCACACGAAAGAGAAGAAAGAGAAGTGGGGAATCGAACATGAATAAGAAAGCAAGCGATGATGTAGTTGAAACGGTTTCGCGGCTTCAGTTTGGGGATCTGGTCGAGGTTGAATGGTGGGATCATAGCAAGCGAGAGATCAGGCTGAAGGCTAAGGGACAAAAGCGGTATCTTGTTTTTGATGTACCTGTGAAATCCGTAGGTATATTCATCGGTGTAGCTGGAGAGGAAGCCAAGCACATCATCCTCATCCGCGACATCTTCATCTGGCCAGGCATGAGTGACTTCGATGTTGACGCAGTGGCCATCCTTCTTGGAGTAACGAGGGACGTGAAGGTGATAACGTCTGGGCTACTGGACCCTAAGCTTGCCACAGAGCTGGAGATCGCTTGGGATAGGGGCCAGGTCCGCATCATTAAACGCGGCAAACGCATGAGACTTAGGAGTGGCTCGGATTGAGGAGTCTAATTCGCAGGGCCTTAACCAAAATTGTCCGGACAAAGAAGCGGGAAATGGAGCTTCCTCCGAGCGAGCACATAGTATGGGTGGTGTACTTCGCATCCGTCAGCCTCATCGGACTAACAGTGCTGGAGGTCCTCCACATGATTTACTTCCATGCTTGGAACAGCGAAATCTTCAGCGCCATCACCGGCCTAATCGGCACCATCACAGGCATATTCATCTCGCAGAGGACGTGAAAACCTCAATGAAGATGAATGATGAAAAAAAATATTTTTTTAATACATACAGGGCCTTCCGCAGGATCGCTAAGGAACTTGAAAAGTTAGAAGGAAAAGACTTCGTTAAGGCTGAGTCCTTTTCCGAACGTGACAGAATAGCCCGCGTTTTCGCTGCTGAGTGTTATGAGTTAGCGAAGAAGTTTGCGAAGGAACAGAAACACAAACTCAGCCTGCAGTACATGAAGCTTGCCTGTAAACTTCTGAACATGTCTCTGAGACCAAAGAAACTGTCTGATTTAGAGGAAATCAGGAAGGTTTTGGCGCAAGTCAAAAAGGGGCAAGCTATTAAATGAGCATGGATTGGAGAAGCCAACCGACCAGTATTCCAGCCCTGTGGCGTGAAATTGAAAAGCTACGGACTATTCAACTGCGGGATTCGGAGCGTCGAGACGTATGGTTTGTGGCGAAGGCTTTAGCTGAGGTTAGCGGTCAACCGCCAAATGAGGTGTTCAAGCGTATTCTGCCAAGAGACGACGAGCAGCTCGAGAACATTTTGAGGTTTTATGAAAAGATTAAGGGTCATGCTGTAGCTGAGTTGCTAAAGGAACCGTTCTTTTCAGAAGTCTTCCTCAATTTCCACCCGACACCTTACCAGCTAAAATTTCTGACAGACACAAGCAGGCAAATAGCAACCCGTTGGAGTCGTCAAAGCGGCAAAACTAAGAGCTTCGGCATCAAAGGCTTAAAATTCTGCGTATTGCATCCCATTAGCCAAGCCATAATCGTGGCACCTGGGCTTAGACAGAGCATGCTTGTCTGCGACCGCTTCGAGGAAACATACTATCAGATGGCTGAGCCTGCTCGAAAGGCTTGGATATCCAAGCTGCAGAGAACAAAGGTAACCTTTCACAACCGTTCCAGGATGAAGTTTCTGCCCTACAGCCTGCACAGGCTTAGGGGTGAAACCAGCGATCTCATTTTTGTGGACGAGGCAGCGTTCATTCGCGATGACGAGGTGCTCTTCGATAATGTTCTCAAGCCAATGATGGCTACTCGATGGGAGAAAGGCGCCCAAATAATCGCCAGCTCGACTCCTTGGGGTCGAAACAACATGTTCTATCGGTTCTGTAAAGACCCGAAGATAGCGTCAGAGTGGAGTCAACATCACGTAACATGGAAAGAAGCAGTGCAAGCTGGCTTGATTCCTCTGGAGTTTATTGAGAAACAGAAACGTGAAATCTTGTTAGATAGGTTCCTCCGTGAATATGAAGCCGAGTTTACAGAGGACATCGACCGCTGGCTACCTCAAGACCTCATCTCTAGTTGTGTGAGCAGTGACATAGAACCCTGGCAGTTCGAGGACTTCTTCACAGGGAAAGAAGTTTTTCTGGGCGTGGATTTGGGCAAAAAAGTAGACTACAGCGTGGTTGCAGCAATCGAGAAGATCGGAGACAGCATTGTGCTTCGTCATGTAAAGATTTTCAATTTAGAAACTCCGTATGCGTCGGTTATCGGTTATGTTAAGGTTTTGTGTGAACGGTGGCGTTCAACCATCAAAGTGTTAGTCGATCAAACTGGTGTGGGCGAGTACATTGTTGAGGACATGAAGCGAGCTCTCATAAACGCTCAAATCGAGGGCGTATTATTGTCATTGCCGACTAAAGAAGAGATCTGCAGTTATCTCAAACAGAAGATGCAAAACAAGCAGTTCAGCCTCTATTACGACAACGACGTAATCAGCAACCTCAACGTGGAAACCTTCGAGTTAACCAAAGAGGGGCGCATCCACTTTGCCCATCCAGAAGGCACACACGACGACATCTACTGGGCTATCGCCTTAGCATGCACAGCCAGCCGATCTGAACCTTCAGCGCGATTGGTGAGAGCCTATTGAGGCGCAGAGAGTATTTTGAGATTCAGAGGTACGCTCGGGTCTACGATAGAAGGGAAGGCAAGTTCATCATTAGCCTCTCCTACAAGACCGCGACGGACATAACACCTCGCACGATTCAGGTGGCTGAGGCCTTCGGGCTCGGCGTGGACCAGTATCAGAAGCACGTGATTTACGATAACGTGGAGTTGAAAATCGGCCCCACGGATATCGTGCTTATCACCGGAGACAGCGGATCCGGCAAATCCGTGCTGTTGAAAGCCTTCAAGAAGGACCTAGGAACAGAAGCTGTGGACATGGCGGATATCCGAGTGGACCGAGATAAGCCGTTAATCGACACGGTGGGCAAAACCCTTGAAGAGGGCCTTGAGCTGCTCTCTCGGGTAGGCCTCAACGACGCCTTCCTGTTTGTACGTCGCTATGATCAGCTGAGCGACGGTCAGAAGTATCGTTATCGTGTTGCGAAGCTGATTGAGAGCGGCGCTCAATGGTGGATCATGGACGAGTTCTGCTCCACGCTGGATCGAGATACCGCTAAGATCGTGGCGTTTAACGTGCAGAAGCTTGCCAGGAACTCTGGGAGGGCTGTTATAGCGGCCACAACGCACACAGATCTAATTGAAGATCTCTCGCCTACGGTACACATTCATAAACGGTTCGGCAGGGAGATCCAGGTTAAATATTTACCGGATAATAGTTTTGACCAATGGCGAAGATTTGGATGTAGTTTGTTAAAGGAGATGCGTGTTGAAGAGGGGTCCATCCAGGATTATCAGAGGCTCTCGGGCTTTCATTATCGAGACAGCAAAGGAGTAGCAGCGGTCTACAAAGTGTTTGTTCTGAAGCGGCGTGAGGAACTCTGCGGAGTGATACTCTACAAGTATCCAAGCATAGCCTGTCAAGGCAGAAAAGAAGCGTTTGGCAGACAATTAACCATCCAGGAACTGAATCGAGACCTAACCACAATTGCCAGAGTGGTGGTCCACCCGAAATACCGCACTATAGGCCTCGGCACCAAACTGGTCAAAGAAACCCTGCCCCTGGTTGGAAAGCCTTATGTGGAGATGATCGCTGTCATGGCGAGGTACAACCCCTTCGCAGAGAAAGCGGGAATGAGGAAGATCCTGGAAAGCAAGCCCAACCCAGCGATCCTTGAAGCCGTAGAAAAACTGAGAAAGCTTGGCTTTAACCCTGTTTTCCTTTCCTCAGAAAAGTACAACATGCATCAGTTAAGGGCTCTTCGAGCGGTTAGTCAAGTCAAAGCCGTCCTTGAGGAGCTTTCAAAATCTGTGGGGATCTACCGCAAGCGTTTATTGTCGGGCCACAAAGCCTACTACACCCACAAAGAGTTTTACAAACACGTGGAGGAAGCTGACGTTAAGAAATTAGGGAAAATGCTCCGCATCCTCAGCTTCCTAACCCAAACAAAAGTCTACCTATTTTGGAAAAATCGCGCGCGAGCCGACAGGGAGATCCTGGAGCCCGTTCAATCCGGAGCCTCCATGATCACGAAGGTTAAACGAGATGAGTGA